TAAAGTTGGAGAGAATACTACTAGATCTATAGAAAATAAACCTAAATATCTTACAGCTGATGAAAGGAGAAGGGAAAATAATAAGAAAGTATTTAACCAAACTTTAAATGAGATAGACAATGTACACAACCAAGGAAGAAATGCAGGCTCAGGACTTGGCAGAGAAGCAAAAGAATATAATGGTATCATTGGCGAGCTTCGCAGAGAATTACCGTAAAGAAACAAGCCAAGAACTAATTCAAATATGGTTTGAAAGTTTAGCACATTTAAGTATTAAGCAGATTCAAAAGGGTACTAGAAAATGCTTAAGAGAATTGGAATTTTTTCCCACCGTTTCGTAGTTCCTTGAAAAAGCAATGGAACATGAAAAAGAGTCGGATAGGTGGAGAGAAGCAGATGCTGACCAATTAAGAATAGATCATAAAAGGCAGAGGGTTGAAATGCCGGAAGATTTTAAAAAATTATTTCGAGGTTTTATAGAGAGTAAAACTTTGTAAAATTTCTGCCTTGACCTTTCGGTATTGGTTCGCATATTCTCAGATAAAGAGCAAATCATTTAATTAATGAGGATAATGGAAATAATACCCCGCAATGTTGATGATCTGATATTTGCAGAATACAACCCAAGACAACTCACCAAAGAACAACACAAAACCTTAACTGATTCAATTAGGAGATTTGGATTAGTAGATCCTATAATTGTTAATAAAAATAAGGATAGGAAGGATATAATTGTTGGAGGGCATCAAAGAGTCATTATTTCAAAAGAATTAGGGTTTGAAGAAATACCCACAGTTGAACTGGATCTATCTGTTGAAAGAGAGAAGGAACTTAATGTTAGGCTTAATAAAAATACAGGAGAATGGGATTGGGATATGCTCGCAAATTCTTTTGATATAGGAGAGCTTACCGAGTGGGGATTTAGTGAAAAGGAATTGACAGGAAATGAGGAAAAAGAATTGGTGGAACCAGAAATTGAAATTTCGCCAGAATTATACGAGGCTCATAATTATTTGATTTTATATTTTGATAATGAGTTTGATTGGCAGAGTGCAGTTGACACTTTCGATATTAAGCCTGCCCATGCAATAGATTCTAGAGAGAATTACGAAAGAGTGGGGACAGGAAGGGTGATTAATGGGGTTGATGTATTGAAAAAGATGCTGTGAAAATATTTATCCCATCCTATAAGAGAGCAGGAAAAGTTAAAACCAGAGAAACTATTGGGGGTGGAATTTTAGCTGTCCATGAATCGGAGGCTAAAGAATATGATGAGAAAGAAGGTGGGGAAATATTCTTTATACCAGATGAATTAAAAGGTAATATTGCTAAAGTTAGGAATTTTATATTAGACTTTGCCGATGATGATGATGTGGTGATGATGGATGATGATATTGGTGAGATTGGATTACATGAAAAATTAGAGCAAAAAAAGATGAGTCCAGATAAGATAATGCACTTTTTAAAAGAAGGCTTTAGGATGGCAAAGGAATTAGGAGTTACTTTATGGGGTGTTAATCTACAATCAGATCCTAAATTTTATCGTGAATATTCTCCTTTAAGTTTGTTAGCACCGATCCTCGGTACTCTTTGTTGTCATGTAAAACCAAATATTAGATATGATGAGACTTTATTTCTTAATGAGGATTACGATTTTTTTTTAAAAACCATAAAGAAGCATAGAAAAACATTGAGATTCAACAAATATTATTATATCGCCGATCATTTGAAAAGTAGTGGAGGGTGTGGAGCTTATAGGTTGAAAGATTTTGAGATAGAACAAGGGGAAAAAATGCAGTGCAGATGGGGTTCTAAGGTCTTTAAATTTAATATAAATAAATCAACCAATGGCAGAATAAATGTCCCAATTAAAGGAATCTAAAACTCCTGTTACATCAGGGGATAACAGGAACGCAGATGGAACTTTTAAAAGTGGTATGTCTGGCAATCAAAAAGGAAGACCAAAAGGTATACAACAGATTCCAGATTTATTAAGAAAGATTGGTGAAGAAGACGGATCCGTTGCAGGATATACAAAGTTAGAGGTAGTGTTAAGGCGTGTATTTCAATTTGCATTGGAGGGTAAATCGTGGGCGGTTGAATTTATAGCCGAGAGAACCGAGGGCAGGGTTAGGCAAGAGTTACAGGTTGATATGATGCCTGAGGTGATATTTACCCCCATTGATGAAGTCACTGAGGATGAATGGAATGATAAGATTATTGAGAGTACCCAAAACCAATTGCCTGCTCCTGAGGATGTGAATTGATTATTAGAAGCCAAAAGGGTGCTCAATCTGATTTATTAGCCTGTCCTGCTGGCGAGATATTCTATGGAGGTGCTAGAGGTGGAGGAAAAAGCCATGGGATTTTGTTGGATTTCGCTAAGCACGCATTCAAACATGGTGGGAATGTGGTTGGTGCTTTGTTTCGTAGGACATATCCTGAGCTTGAGGATCTTCAACAAAAGGCTCAAAAAATATACCCATATTTAGGGGCAAATTATAAGGCAGGAAGCAAGACTTGGCAATTTCCCTCAGGGGCAATATTGAGGATGAGATATTTATTGAATGATGAACAAGTTAATAATTACATAGGGCATGAATATACATGGATGGGGTTTGACCAGTTGGATTGTTGGGCTAAGCAAACCACCGTCGATAAGTTGAAAGCTAATTTAAGAAATCCTCATGGGATTCCTTCCAGAATGGTATCAACAGGGAACCCGGGTGGTGTAGGGCATAATTGGATTAAGGCAAGGTATATTGATCCTGCACCACCGAGGACATTGATTAAGGATGATGGAACAAGTACAAGGTGTTTCATACCAGCAACCGTCTATGACAATGAAATACTCCTAAAGTCAGATCCCGAATATATAAATAGATTAAAAGACTCAGGTGCAGAGTGGTTGGTTAGGGCATGGCTTTATGGCGACTGGGATATTGTTGCAGGGGGCATGTTTGATGATATATGGAGAAGGGATAAGCACATTATTGAGCCTTTCAATATACCGAAAACATGGAGAGTTGACCGATCTTTTGATTGGGGAAGCTCTGCACCTTTTTCTGTTCAATGGTGGGCGGAGTCGGATGGATCCCCAACTGAAAATGGTGATGTATTCCCGAGGGGGACATTATTCCATATCGCAGAATGGTATGGATGGAATGGGAATCCGAATGAAGGCATAAAAATGTTGGCAAGTGAAATTGCAAGAGGTATACTTGAAACCGAAAGAGGTATGGGCAGGAGAGTTCATCCAGCTGGTGCCGATCCTTCTATTTTTGCAACCAGTAATGGAACTAGCATAGCCGATGAGATGGCACGTATAGGTGTGCGTTGGGAACGTGCAGACAATGCTAGAAAAGCAGGATGGGAGAAGATGCGAAGATTGATGAAGGCTTCGCTTAGTGAAAGAATGGAGGAAGCAGGGCTATTTGTATTTAGCACTTGCAGACAATTCATTCGTACCATTCCAAATCTCCCAAGAGATTCTAGAGATAAGGAAGACTTAGACACAACTTCGGAGGATCATATCGCAGATGCCTGTAGGTATAGAATTATGCGTAAATCTTCTAGGGTTCAAACTCAACGCATTAGGAGCTTATAATTATGATAGATATTAACCAGCCTCATCCTGAATATAAAATAAGAGTTGCAGAATGGGATATGTGCAAAGATTGCTATATTGGTGAAGGAGCAATAAAAAATAAAAGAGATATTTATTTACCGAAACTTGAAAGGCATGATGATACAACAGATGGGAAAGCCAGATATAATGATTACCTTGCAAGGGCAACTTTTTTCGGTGTTGTTTCGACCGTAATAACCGGAAGGGTGGGGCAAGTTATGAGGATCCCATTGCAACACAATTTCTCGCCAATGATGGAAGAATGGTCACAGACAATAATGCGAGATAAATCAAGCCTTACTGAAATGACAAAAAGAGTATTGACAGAAGTATTGACAACAGGGCGTGTGGGCTTGCTATTAGATAGGTCTGTAGATGGTGGGGAACCTTACATTGCACTCTATAATGCTCAAGACATAATTAATTGGGATACTATAGATGATCGTTTAGTGAGAGTTGTTTTAAAAGAGAATGTAATTAGAACCGTAAAAAAGAGCTCGGGAAAATCAGTCCAAGTAATTGAGCCAAGATATAGAGAACACAGGCTAAATGAATTTGGATGGTATGAAGTCGGAGTTTGGGTGCATGATGGTGAGGGCAAATACATACAAAGTGAATTGATTGAACCGAGTAATGCAGGGCAGAAGTTAGATGAAATACCCTTTCAATTTATAAATGCAGACTCAACATCTTTCGATACTTCTAAGCCTCCATTATTGGATTTAGCTCAATTAAATATTTCTCATTATCGAAATTCTGCCGATTATGAACAATTGTTGCATCGTGTTGGAGTGGCAGCCACATTCTATTCTGCAGGGGTGACAGAGGATGAGGCAAATGATCCTAGCAATCTTGCCGTTGGTGCGGATGTGCGTTGGTTTTCAAGTAACCCTAGTGCTAAATTTGGGATACTTGAGTTTTCTGGAACAAGTGCTTCTGCTATGGAAAAAGCAATGCTTGAAAAAACTCAAATGATGGCAACAATTGGAGGTCAATTAGTCCAGAGACATAGAAAACAAGTAGAGACTGCCGAAACTGCAAGGTTAAGGTCTGCAAGTGAAAATTCGGTACTAGATACTATTGTTTCAACTGTGGAAATAGGGCTTAATGCTATTGTGAGTAAGACTGCAATATGGATGAACCAGCCAATTGATGTGAATATTAGTTTAAACCGAGATTATCTTGATGACCGGTGGAGTCCAGAAGAATTAAAGGCTGTCAATGAGGCAGATCTAATGGGTTTAATATCTAAAGAAACTGCATTTCACATGAGACAGAAAATGGAAGTTTATCCAGAGAATATGTCCTTTGATGGTGAGCAACAACTAATCTCAAATCGAGCTGTTGAATGAGTGTGATTGATAAATTAGAAGATGGAGTTTATAAGCATGCTATTGATTTAACAAGATTTGAAGAAACTGTTAAGCGTAGGGCTTTGGGCATCTTAAAGGAAATGACCGATGACATTAATAAGTTGTTAGAGGATAGCCCAACTCTATTTCAAGAGCAAAGGTTGAAAGCATTATTGGAACAAGTCGAATTTACTATTGCTGAGGCTCATAGTAAAGGTAAAACAGATATGAGGAATTTGTTATTGGAATTGGCACCTATTGAGGAAAAAGCCACAACAAAAATAATGAATGAATCTTTAGATGCTGATTTATTCTCACCAATTTTGACAGAAGGTCAATTAAGAGAAATTGTAGATGAATCGTTAATTAGGGGTGCGGTTGCATCGGATTGGTGGGATAGGTTAGAAGATAATACAAAGAATAAAATTGTAAAGGGCATCCAACTCGGGATCGCTGAGGGTGAAACTTTGGGACAGATCAAAAAGAGATTGCTTGGTACAACTACTGGGGAGTTTGAAACCTAT